GATTGAGCCAGTTGGCGTTGCGGCGCTCGTAGCCGGTTTTCAGCTCGACCACGCGCGTGGAAAAGCCCACGACAGCCGAGAACCCCGCCTCTACCTTCGCGGAGAGGCGGGTCGCGATGATCGTCATGGGTTAGCGATTCCGGGAGGACGCGCGGTTCTGTTCGCGGGCGGTCGCCTGCGCGAATTGGGAAGCGGTGCGGGAGTCGATGCGGCCCTGCACGAGGACCGTCTGCTGGACGACGGTCGGGCCGGTGCGCTGCGGCTCGTTCGCCGCTTCCATCCGCACGCCGAGCTTTCCGTCAGGACCGCGATGCAATGGCAGGATGGCTTCGGGGCCCGCCTCGCCCATCAATCCGAGGCGGCCACCGGACATGCCGAAATTGGTCGGACTGGAGACGACGCCGCCATAGGCGAACGCTTGGACTTCTTGCCCTCGCGAGAACGCGCCGCCGTTGGCGTACCACTGCTCGCCGCCACCGCTGGAGAACAGGGAGAACAGCGCATCGATCCAACCGCCGCTGCCGCCCGTGGTGGCACCGCCGCTGATGCCCTGAGCGCCACCGGCCGCAGCCAAGGCGGACGCAGACGCGCTCAGGGCCGCCGCCGCGCCATACAACGGCGTCGCGGACGCCGCGAGCTGCCCCGCTGCACCGGACAGGGCGCTGGCCGAGGAATCGCCCTGATCGCCCGTCAGGCCCGGCAGGAACTTCTGCGCGAGCTTGCTCAGTTGCTGACGGACCACGAACCGGGTGATCTCGGCCGCGATGCCGTCAAAAAAGCCCTTCCAGTCCGCCTTGCCCTTGGTGAAGAAGTCAACGAAGACATCCTCCAGACCATGCAGGGCATCCGAGAAGATGCCGTAGGTCTGTCCCGCCACGTCGTTGGCGGCGTCCGCGTAGTCGGTGAACGCCTTGATCGCGCCGTTCGACCAGTTCGCCTGCGCCTCTGACATGGCCTTGTAGCCGTCGCGCACGGCCTGCACCTGGCGCTGCACGGAGGCTTCCAGTGCGGCGGCCTGCTTGTCGTACAGGTCGGCGTTGGCCGGATCGGCGTCGCGAGCGCGGGCCAAGTCCAGCAATTCCTTCGACTGCTGCCGCAGGATCTGGTTGATCCGCGAGCGCATCTCGAACTCGCGCTCGCCCATCGAGATGCGGAGGACTTGGTTGTCCAGCTCGTCCTTGAGCGTGTCCTCAGTCTGCTTCAGTGCGTCGTTGTAGGAGGTCAGCAACTGCTGGCGCTGCTTGAGTTGCGCGGCCTCCTGAATGTTCAGGACTTCCAGCTTGGTTGCGCCATCGGCGCGGACCTTGGCAAGCTCGGCTTCCTTCTGCGCGATCTGCGTCGCGTTCTCGATGGACACCTTGCCCTTGACGTTTCGGGCGTTGAGCGCGGCGATCTCCCCCTCCAGCGCCTTGACCTGCACGTCGGTGTTTTCTTGGGCGAGGCGCTTCTGTTCCTTGTAATAGGCGGCCACCGTGATGTTGCGGGCGGCGTAGTTCGCCTCCAGCACCTGCGTCTGGTTGGCGATCAGCCCCTGTTCTTTCTTGAGCTGGTCCTCGAACGCCTGGATGGCATTCTTTGACGTGGCCGATTCAATGCCCGCGCCCGAATTGCCCTTCTTCTGGCTTTCGGCATAGCGAGCGCGGGCATTCGCCACCGCCGTGTCAATCGCAAGCTGGGACTTGCCCGCCGCGAGCCCCTTCTCGCGGATGTCCTTGATCTCGTTTTCGAGCTTCTCGCGCTTGCTGAGGTTGCTCAGGGCGAGCCGGTCAAATTCCTGCTGCGCTTCTTCGCGGGCGTGAATCTTGGAGGCGTCCGCCGCGCCGCTCCCGTCCGTGACATTGGAGAAGGTCGGGCGGGACGCGCGCTTGGCGGCGTCAATGGTCGAATTGAGGACATCCAACTGTGCGTTGCCGAAGATGTTGCTCGGCAAAGCCGCCGCCACGTTGCCCACGGACCGCAGCATCTTCTCGTGGGTAAGGACGAAGCTGCGGATACCCTCGTCCGCGCCACGGAAGAATCCGACGATGGCGTCGAGGTCTTGCTTGGCCTCGACCGAAATGGTGTGCAACACCCCGCCAAGCAGCGACATCTGCTGCGCCGCCTGTGGAGCGCGCGAGTTGATGCCATCGAACAGCGCCTTGAACGCCAGGTCCGTGGCCCCTGCGGTGTCGCCCTGCTCCTTGAGCTTGGCGATTTCCTCGGCCTGGGCTTGCGTCAGGAAGCGGACGACGTTGGTGCCGTCACCAATCGCGTCGTTGAGCTTGAGGATGCCGTCGAGCGGATCGCCCTTGAGCGAGGCGAAGTCCTGCACCGTCTTTTCGATCGACTGGCCGGTCGCCTGCTGCATTTCGACGGCCGCCTGCGCGACCATCTGCATCTGCTTGGCGGTGAATTGACCGGAGGCCGCCACCTTCGCCAGCGCCTCGGACACCTTGCCCTGCGTGGCGTCGGTCGTGTTCGCAATCGAGGCGGCAACGCCTTCCAACTGCTGTCGCGTCAGCCCGGCCGCATTGCCCGACAGAATGAGCGCCTTGTTGAACGCCTCGGCCTCGTCGTTGGCCTTGTTCCATGCCACGCCCAACCCGACAACTGCTGCCGCCGTGAGGGTGAACGGGTTGATGAGGCCGGCAACCGCGCCACCAACGGCACGGATGGCCGGCACGATGCCGCCGAACATGTCCTTCAACTGACCGCCCTGCTGGAGCAGGATGTTGATCGGACGCTGGCCGGTGGCAAGGCCGGTGAAGATGTCAGTGAGCTGTGCCGGTACTCCGCGCAAGGCAGCGGCGGTCTGCTTGGCGCTCATGCCATAGGCATCCAGCGCGCGGCCACTGCTGTTCACCTTGGCGACTTGCTGATCGAAGATCGACAGCAGGCGCTTCTGTACGTCACCCGTGGTCTGCGTCTCGATCCGGTAGCGGATCTGCTCCTCGCGGGTCAGCCCGTAGGTGCGGGCCAGCTTCTCCAGCGAGTTGATCTGGCGCTTCGTGTTCTGCTCAACCGCGTTGGCCGAACCGCGAATCGCATCGGCCGTGCTTTTGGCCGCCGCGTTGGTCTTGGCGATGCCATCGGCCGCGACCTTCGCGGACTGCTGCGTCGCCCGCCCAAGGTCCGTCGTGGCCTTCTTGGCCGCCTCCACGCCGACGACAAACTCGGACGTGTCCGCCACCAGATCTAGGCGGGCAGTGCCGATGCTCTCTTCGGTCATGGGGCTCTCAAAAAGGAAAAACCGGCGCTAGGCCGGCTTGGGGTCGTGGAGGTCGAGTACGGCCTGCTCGATCACGCGGATGCGGTCGAATAGGTCGTCGTACTCATCGCGGGTGAGCCCGCGCCTATCCAGTTCGTGCAGCAGGACGTTGTAGTCCAGCCCGGTGGGGCCGGAGAAACCGTGCCGCCACTGGTGAATCAGGTACGTGCGGTAGAAATCAAGCGCCGGCCAGTTTTCCTCCCACAGCTCGCAGAACCACTTCTTCTCGGCAACGTCGTAAAAGATGCCGTCGGGATTGGGTGTCGTGCATTCTTCCGGCGTAAGCCCCGCCTGCTCTAGATCCGCAGGCTTGGGGAACCCTCCGTAGAGGGCACGCACGGCACCTATCAGTTTCCCTTGCGGGACACCACCAGGGCATCGCCGTAGGCGTTGATGATTGCCATGAGCGCCCCAGGCTGATGCTCGTCCAGCGCCTTGATGGCCTCGATTGAAACGGCCATGTCGGCGTTCCACTTCTCGATGACGCTAGCCAGCGCGTCCTCTGGCTTTAGCTTTTCTTCGCGCACATCGTTGACCAACTGGAGGTAGCCAGAGCGGGTCAGGTGCTTGAACGTCAACTCCAGCACTTGCTCGCGGCCCTGCCCGGTGAGGGTCAGCTTCGCGTCAATCGTGGGGTTGGCTTGGATCTTGAACATTGTGTTGCTCCTTCAGGAAAAAGGGAGGCCCAATGCACCGGGCCTCCCCGGTCCATTAGGTGCTGTAGCGCACGGCTTCGTTCAGATGCGACAGCGAGATGCGCGCCTTCTGCACGTCGTTGACGTTCATCTGCGGCACCTTGTCGGCCGAGATGTAGCTGTAGAACAGCGACTTGCCGCTATTGGCCGCCGTGATGCGGACCGCGTAAGCGGTGCGGCTGTCGTTGGCGGTCATGAACGCCTGGAAGCCCGCGAGCGTCGGGTCGTCGCCAACCTCGATGTCGAGGCCGCCGCCGCTCTTGACGGTCGGGATGCGGACTTCGCGGTCGCCTTCCAGCGGCTGGTAGGTCGCGTACTGCTGTTCGCCGCCCT